TAGATAGTTTTGATACTAACGAATTAGGAATAGAAGTAACAGGATCATTTACAAGTGAATGGCATATATCTTTGCCTGAATCTGGCAGTTCATACGCAGTAACTTCTTCAGCAGAAGGTCAACCAACATTACAATATTTCAATGAACCTATCCAGGCATTAACTTCTTTCCCACTTCAATTAAGAATTACAGATAACCAAACTACAGCAAGTTATTATGACAATGTAATAGCAGGAGCCCCCGAAGGAAGTGGAGATGGTCTATTAAGCAGCATAACTCAACTTCAAAATAACGAGACCCATGGTTTTACTTCTTCCTTATATGATCCTTATTCTAGTAAAAAAACAGGTGCTATATTTGGTTTAGAAAACCGTGCTAAACTTCTACAGTTTAATAATATCCTTAATGATGAAAAAGGAAATTATAGTAGGAGAAAAGTTACAGCAGGAGGTGATATAGGCTTCCCGGGTATTGAAGGTCAACGAGCAACATCAAGTGTTTATATAGCACCTTTTGATGGGACGTTTAAGTTTAGAGCTTATATAGATTTTAGAGCATTTGCACGTTCATATAATGGTGCAGGTGCTTCTACAAATAATATTGAAGATACATTTACCTTTACATTTATAAAAGTTGATAAAAATGGTAACAATCCTACAACATTAGGCCAAAGAGTTATTACTAAACAACGAAACGATTACACTCAAACTGATATCCCAGGAAATGACCAATCTCCCCCAGCAGGATTTACATATGAAGCCTGGGCTGCCGCTTCTAATGCTTCAGGAGGAAATGGTTCTGGTAATGCTTCATCAACTGGTGGAGGTGGGGGTTATTGGGGAGATAGCGTCTATGATTCGGTTATAGATTTTAATCTTCAACTTGATGCACACGATGTCACTCTTAATAGAGGAGATAAGGTATTTGTCATAATGAATGGTGAAACTAGTACTGAAACCTTTTACGACGATTTACATTATTATGGAACCTTAGAAAGCTCTAGATTTAAATTATTCAAAGCTGAACCTTCACAAGATGTTCCAGTATTCTTAAATTTTAATGATTCTGTTACTAAACAGTTTTTCAAAATAGCAAACGAAAACTTCCCAGGTCTTAGTGCTTTAGGTTGTAATGAAACTTCTTTCTCTTTAGGAGTAGACTCGGGGGGTCAAGTAATAGCTAATGGAGGATTTTTAAGTGTAGGTCCACTTTCGGGATCTGCTTTCCCATTTGGTGGTGAATTAGGTAATATTATTAGCTGTAGTGCAGATAATGTCTTTGTTGTTGGTGAATATAATGTACTAGACCAAAGAGGTACTTTAGCTCAAGGATTTGGTAATAGGGTAACGGCATTTAATGCCGCCGCTTTTGGTATGAATAACGAAGCCTCTGGGGAAGCTTCCCAAGCATTTGGTTTCCAAACAAAAGCTACAGCTCAATATGCACACGCCGAAGGTTCAAACACTATTGCCTCAGGAAGTGCAGCTCACGCAGAAGGGGTAGATACAAAAGCTGAAGGTGCCGAATCCCACGCAGAAGGATTTGGTACTAGAGCAACTGGAAACCAATCTCATGCTGAAGGTAGTAGAAGTAAAGCTATAGGAGAAGCTTCTCACGCAGAAGGTGCATCATCTGAAGCTAGGGGATATGCATCTCACGCTGAAGGTACATTCACAACAGCTTTAGGAGATAATTCTCACGCTGAGGGTTTTAAAACTGATGCAAATGGAGAAGCAACCCACGCAGAAGGATATAAAACAAATGCTGAAGCAGATTTTTCCCACGCAGAAGGATTCCAAACTAACGCTAAAGGGGATGCTTCTCATGCTGAAGGATTCAAAACATCAACATCAGGCTCATCTGCTCACGCAGAAGGAGATCAAACCCAAGCAAATGGTCCTTCATCTCACGCAGAAGGATATCAAACTAAAGCCGAAGGTGGCTATTCACATGCTGAAGGTTTTTATACTAGTGCATCTTCTGATGCAGCTCATGCTGAAGGTTCATTTACACATGCCCAAGGGGCTTATACTCACGCTGAAGGTTTTAACACAACTGCTTCTGCTGTTTATAGTCATGCTGAAGGATATAATACTAGAACATCTAATGCTGCCCATGCTGGTCACGCTGAAGGATACCATACTGTTGCTGATGGGTATGCCGCGCACTCTGAAGGATATTATACAACAGCCTCAGGGTATCACTCCCACGCTGAAGGTTCCGAAACATTTGCGGTTCAAACAGCAGCCCACTCTGAAGGATATAAAACAGTTGCATTTGCTTTTGCTTCACACGCCGAAGGCTCAGGTTCAATAGCATCTTCAAGTATATCCCACGCTGAAGGTGATCAAACACTTGCTAAAGGAGTAGCCTCCCACACAGAAGGAAGACTTACTACAGCTTCAGGATTTGCTTCTCATGCCGAAGGAAACTCTACAGATGCTACACAAAATTATGCCCACGCTGAAGGTGATAGTACATTAGCAAGTGGTATAGCAGCCCACGCAGAAGGTTCTTCAGCAACGGCCTCTGGTAATTTTTCACACGCTGAAGGAGATTCTACCTCAGCTGTAGGAATTTCATCCCACGCTGAAGGTTCTACAACTAGAGCAAGTGGCCTTTCATCACACGCCGAAGGTAGAATCACTACAGCTTCAGGTATTTATTCACACGCTGAAGGTAATGATACTAAAGCAACAGGTGCTAATTCACATGCTGAGGGTTTCCAAACTGTATCATCTGGAACTTCCACTCATGCTGAAGGTAATCTTACTACATCATCCGGTGATTTTGCTCATGCCGAAGGATCGGGCTCGTTAGCAAGTGGTATAGCAGCTCATGCTGAAGGAATTAATACAGTTGCTTCAAATCATGGATCTCATGCCGAGGGAATTAGTACAACAGCATCAGGGTATGCCTCTCACGCTGAAGGTGAAAATACTTCGGCTACAGGTACTAATTCACATGCCGAAGGTCACAATACTTTAGCTTCGGGTCAATTTTCCCATGCTGAAGGTGAATCTACTTCAGCCACAGGAAATGTATCTCATGCTGAAGGATCTGCCACAGATGCTACGGGTGATTATTCCCATGCCCAAGGTAGAAACTCCACATCTTCTGGTAAATATGCCCATGCTGAAGGTTCAGGATCGATAGCATCAGGAATAGCTTCCCATGCAGAAGGCTTAGGTACTACAGCATCAGGAATTGCGGCCCACGCAGAAGGTGAACTTACTATAGCATCCGCTAACCATTCACATGCTGAAGGATTTAGATCAGAAGCAACTAACAAGTATGCACATGCCGAAGGTTCAGGATCACTTGCAAGTGGTATGTCATCACACGCCGAAGGATACAATACAACAGCAAGTGCAATTTCAGCACACGCTGAAGGTCAATTTACAAGAGCAACTGCTACTAGTGCCCATGCTGAAGGAGTTCAAACTGATGCTACATCGTTTGGATCACATGCAGAAGGTTATAATACTATGGCTTCTGGTTTTTATTCCCATGCTGAAGGGTTTAGTACCGACGCTACCGCTCAAGGTGCTCACGCAGAAGGTAGACACACCTCAGCCTCAGCACAAAGTGCTCACGCTGAGGGATCACAATCAATAGCATCTGGAATAGCAGCCCACGCTGAAGGTTTCTTTACTATAGCTTCTGGTAAATATACCCACGCAGAAGGGTCAGGATCAATAGCATCTCAAATAGCTGCCCATGCTGAAGGATATTATACGGTTGCATCTAATTTAGGAGCCCATGCTGAAGGTAAATTCACAACAGCTTCAGGAAATGCTTCACACGCAGAAGGTGCCTTTACCACAGCTAGTGGATTAGCATCCCACGCTGAAGGATTTAGTTCAGATGCAACAGGACAATCATCCCATGCAGAAGGAGCGCATAATTTAGCATCAGGTAAATATTCCCACGCAGAGGGAATCATAAATTTAGCTTCAGGCCAAGCTTCCCACGTTGAAGGACAAGCCTCAACAGCTTCAGGAGAATATTCCCACGCCGAAGGTCACAATACTTTAGCATCTGCTACAGGCTCTCACTCCGAAGGTATCAAAACAATAGCTTCTGGAAATTCCTCCCATGCTGAAGGATCAGGATCAGTAGCAAAAGGCATAGCATCTCACGCTGAAGGTTATTACAGTAGTGCATCTGGGGATTACACTCATGCTCAAGGTTATGAAACTGAAGCTTCTGGTACTTATTCACACGCTGAAGGTTACCAAAGTAAAGTCACTGGTTTTGATACAGGAGCAACTTGGATCCCAGCTATAGCAGGACACGCTGAAGGTTACTTTACATCTGTAGAAGCTTCATATGCCCACGCAGAAGGCTCAGGATCAATAGCAAGGGGTGTTGCTTCACATGCTGAAGGATTGAATACATTAGCTATTGGACCTCATTCACACACTGAAGGTAAAAACACAAGAGCTGATGGTGTTTCTGCCCACGCCGAAGGGTATGGCGTAACAGCATCTGGTGATTTTTCACATGCTCAAGGTAACGCAGTAGTTGCTAGTGGTAATTATAGTTTTGCAAGTGGTCAATTTGTAGTAGCTAGTAAAGAAGGTTCACAAATCTTAGGAGTCCACCTTACAGATGCCAATACAGGTGCACCTTCCACAGCAGATGATGGTAGATTTATAATAGGTAAATATAATGCTACTGGAAGTAAGACGATGGGTTCATATCTTACAAGTAGTTACTATATGGGTCTAGCGTATGGTAATGGTGGTACCGAAGCCCATAGAAATAATGTCCTTGAAATTTGGACAGAAGAGAACGATCCATCTAGTTCTAGAGTCTTCTTAGACCCCGGGGCATTGCCCACTTCAGATCCTACATCTTCAGGTCAATTATGGAGAGATGGAACAACGTTAAAAATTTCATTAGGATAATATTTAATTTATAAGAAAGGGCCCCGAATTGAGGGGCCTTTTCTAATATTTATACAAAAACAACATGGCTGCGGGAAAATACAACTTTACTATTGAACAAGGAGCTACAGTCGATTTTGAAATCGCATATAAAGACTCTAATTCTGAACCAGTTGATTTAACTGATTATCAAGCTAGAATGCAATTCCGCTCTACCCCAGGAGCAGGTGATTTGCTTCTTACTTTAAGTTCAAGTTTAGGAACTTGTGGCACAGGATTAAATTTAAATGGCTCCGGTGGGTTAAATCCACCTACTTCAGGTACTATAGGAGTATTTATTTCGGCCAACACCACTTCAGATTTAAGTTTTACTAGAGCATATTATGATTTAGAAATTGCTTCAGGTAGTGGAACTTGTGCAGTAGTAACAAGAGTTATAGAAGGAGCAGTAAATTTAAGTAAAAATGTTACTTTAGGATCTTTTGTATGAGCGTTACAGTTGACATAACTAATAACCAAGTAACAGTATCGGAAGCCGTTACTAATGTAGTAGAAGTTAGAGCTATTGGCCCTAAAGGTGATCCAGGTATAACTCAAGATACTGGATCCCTATTATTAACAGCTTCTATTGCTGATGATATTCTTACCTTTACTAAAGGAAATTCTGATACTTTTTCACTAACCCTTCCTAGTGGAGGAGGTTCAGATACTGGAAGTTTATTAGTAACTGCTTCTGTAAATGATAACATAGTAACTTTTGAAAAGGGAGATTCAACTACTTTTGATATTACTATAGTATCATCTTCTTTTTCAAGTCTTGCTAGATCTGCTATTTCTGCTTCTTATGTATTAGCTAGTAAAATAGATGATGCTGTACCTGCTCCTGCTTTAACAATTACTTCCCTTACCTCTAGCATTATTACTACTGATACTATTAATAGTGGAATAGTAAGTGCTTCAACTTATCAAGGCGCTTTTAGTTTTGATAACTTAACAGATGTTCCTGTATTTGTTGATACTCAAGGTGAACCCTTAGAGCACCAGTTAGCAATATTTGTAGATAATACTCAAGGTATTCCTGAAGGTTTACCTTTTGACCTTCCTCTTGTAAATGATGGTAACCCTACAATTAAAGGTCTTTCTGGGTTAACCTTTGATGGTTCAACATTAAAAATAGAAGGTGTAGTTACTGGAAGCAACATTCCCCCTAATCTAATTAATTTACAAGGAAATGCAAACCCCGATCAATTAGTTAGATTTGTAGATACAACAGACACAGAGCTACCAATCTCAATGCCTTTTTACCTTCCTGTTAATGATGGTAATCCTACAGTAGAAGCAATTCCAGGATTAACATTTAGTGGAAGTATATTAAGCATCACAGGTGATGGAAGTAAGGTTGGTATAGGAACAACTAATCCATCATTTGCATTAGATATAACAGGAAGTTTAGATACAACAAATAATGGTATTGTAAGATTTAAATCTAATGGAGGTGGTGATTTAGTATTTAATGATAATGCAAATGGTAGTAACGAAACTGCTATAAAATTTGGAAATAATGGTAGAATATCAGGAGAAGGCGGTGAACTTAACTTCCAATCTTTTACAAATGACTTTAGATTTTTCACTGGATCTACGGTTGCAATTAATGGACTTGCATTAACTATTAGTGGTTCTAATGGTAATGTTGGTATAGGAACTACTACACCCGGTGAAAAATTAGAAGTTATAGGTAATATAAGTTCTAGTGCTACTATTAATACTAAATTTTTAAATATTCCCCAATCTGGAGCTGGACCAGTAGATGGAGCTATATACTTTGGAACAGGGGCCGTTAATGCTGCTGGTTACATTTATGACGATAATACCAGTATTGTTATAGGATATAACGATATTGATATACTTTCCGCATTTGAAAATAACCTACAAATATCTACCAATCTTGAGGTTACACAAAATGTTACTGCCTCAGGAGATATAATTGCAGGAGATAATAGTACTAAAGGATTGATATTAACTTCTCCTAATGGAACTAAATACAGATTATCTGTAGATAATAGTGGTAATTTATCTACATCAGCAGTATAAATTAGTTTTAATTTTATAAAAACACTAATATTTATAAATAAAAATTATGTCAAAAATAACCTGGGACGATAGAACAAATAGTGGCAGTTTAGCTTTAATTAATGCTGCTATATTCAACGAGATTAAAACATCAGTTAATGACATATATGAAAACGATATCTCCCTTACAGGAAGTATAACTATTGGTGGGAATATAATCCCTTCTTCTTCTGTAACTGATAATACTTCTTCTTTTGACTTAGGTTCACCAACCTCAGCTTGGAGAGAACTTTATGTATCTACAGCCTCTATTAATTTCGTAGCATCTGATGGTAAGATTACTAAATTTACTAAAGCTGATGTAACAAATCTTAAAGAAGGTAAAAGTCTTAGAACAGGAAGTAAACAAATTGTTCACGAATCTGATGACACAACATTTGTGCAGATGAAATCTAGTGCCCCTGGTAGGGTCAGACACTTAGTTTCAGATGTTGCTTTATTTGATATGACAACAAGTTCTTTCCAAATTGGAGATCCTACAGTTCCTGTATCTTTAAGAAGCACTACTTTTTCTATAACTGGATCCACTTCAAACACAGGTTCATTTGATAATTCAGGATCATTTAATAGTGAAGGTTCGAGTTCATTTTCTGGTTCATTTGGGAACTCAGGTTCTTTTGAAAACACGGGATCATTTAACTCCACTGGATCTTTCACTGTAAATAATTTATTAAACTTATTAGCAAATTTTGGCCAAACTGACATCCCAACAGGTAGTGGAGAAGGAGGTGTTGCTGCGGGTGACATTAATTTAGATGGACAAGTTAATGTAAATGATTTATTATTAGTATTAGCAGGTTTTGGTAATCCTAACCTAATTTGTAACGATCAAACTATCCCACCCAACGTAAATCACCAGTTTGTAGGTCCTACTATTTCTATATGTAATGGTAGTACTCTTTCAATTTCAACAGGATCGTTTTGTTCTATAACTTTTTAATTAAAATTACATATTTATTAATAAATCCCTATAATGAGCACACTTAAAGTAAATAATATTGAATCTTTTACAGGAGGCAATTCGTCAGTCCATGTAATTGATAAATTAGCAATAACAGGAGAACTCTCAGGAAGTAATTCATTATTTGCTTCTTTATCACTAGACCCAGAGACTAATGCACATAAAACTGTTTTATATGATACAACTGACGGTAAGTTTTATTATACGGGCAGTTACCTAGGCTCAGGAGGTATTCAAGGTGTTCAAGGTGTAATAGGTACTCAAGGTACAACAGGTACCCAAGGTGTAATAGGTACTCAAGGTACAACAGGTACCCAAGGTGTAACAGGTACTCAAGGTAATGACGGTGCTCAAGGAGCAGATGGTTCAACTCCTATTGTTCCCTTTACTGCTTCTGTAGCTGAGCTTAGACTTAATGCAAGAACAAATGCCACCACAGCTTCAATAAGTGGTTCAGGTACTATATATTTTAATAGTGATACTAATGCTTTTTATGGGTTTAACGGTAGTAATCACTTAAAGTTTACTACTGTAGTAGTATAATAGATTTTAAATACAATTAAAAAGGGCTCCAATTTAAGGAGCCTTTTTTAATATTTATAAGAAAACAACATGGCAAACCCTTCAATTTGGCCCGGCTCTAGTTCTTTTTTCCCGGGAGAAACACCTTTTGGTTTTTATGATAGTGATATTGAATTTGCTATCGATGCAGAAAAAGTAGCTGACTTTTGTGCTAGGCGTTTAGGATATCCTTTAACGGATGTAGAACTCCAAGCTAGCAACTTTTTTACAGCATTTGAAGAAGCAGTAACCACATATGGTAATGAAGTATTTGCATACCAAGCAAGTGAAAATTATTTAGATTTTGAAGGATCACCAACTGGATCCTCAGTTAATTATAAGCTAATCCGTCCTAATTTAGGAACTCAAATAAGAATTGCCGAAGCATATGGTTCTGAAGCAGGAGTTGGGGGTACTACAGAATATAAAACAGGCAGTATCCAAATGACCTCGGGTCAACAAATTTATGATTTAGAAGAATTTGCAGTATCACAAAGCACAGAAAAAAACAATATAGAAATTAAAAAAATATATTATGAAAGTGACCCAGCAATTGTAAGATATTTTGATCCATATGCTGGTACTGGTACCGATGTGCAAGGGTTATTAGATGCTTTTGGATTTGGAAATTACACCCCAGGTATTAATTTTTTGCTAATGCCTATTAACTATGATTTACAAAAAATTCAAGCTATTGATTTTAATGATCAAATTAGAAAATCTAATTATAGTTTTGAATTAGTAAATAATAAAATTAGAATATTCCCTATTCCTAATAAAGATAAAAAATTACATTTCCAATATATTTTAAAATCTGATAGAAATGATCCTATTGTTTCTGGTAGTTTGGGGACAGGAGTTGTAACTGATATTTCAACTGTTCCTTATACTAATCCTTCATATTCTAATATTAATTCTATAGGTAGACAATGGATATTTGAATATACTTTAGCTCTAGCTAAGGAAATGTTAGGATACATAAGGGGTAAATACACTACCATCCCAATCCCAGGAGCTGAAACTACATTAAATCATGGAGATCTAATATCAGCTGCTACATCTGAAAAAACGGCATTACTAGAAAGGTTAAGAAATTACTTAAGTGAAACTTCAAGATCTAAATTATTAGAAAAAAAGGCCCAAGAATCAGAATTTTTACAAAAAGATTTAGCAGCAGTACCCTATACTATTTACATTGGATAATGGCATTATTTGGAGGACAAAGAGATACAAGCCTGTTTAAAAAAGTAAACAGAGAATTAATGGGTGATATTATTACCCAACAATGTTCTTTTTATAAGTATCAAATAGGTAATACACGAGTTAATATTTATGGAGAAGCCTCTACTGGAAGATATTTTGCTGATCCTACTATTTTTAATGCTTTAATAGTTAGGCAAGACCAGGAATACCCAGAAAGTGATTTAGGAGTAGATTTCAAATGGGGAATTGAATTTAGATTTTTAAGGGCGGATTTAGTAGATGCTAATTTAGTACCTGAAGTAGGAGATGTTATTTTATATAATGAAGGTTATTACGAAGTAAATAATATAAATTCTAACCAATATTTTATGGGCAAAAACCCAGATTACCCCAATGAACCTAATCCTTTAAACCCAGGATTAGCAAAGTTTGGGGCTAATCTTTCAACTATATGTAATACCAATTATGTACCCGGAGATATGTTAGGAATAACTAGAGAAAGATTATAATGGCAACTAAAGGAAGAATACCCATCCCAAAATCTCAAAAAGAAATCAGTAATAGTTTGGTTACTCCCTATGAACCTTTAGGGAAAGGAAATCCTAATGGTTCCATTTCCACTGATATAAATAGGGGTGAAAAAATTTCTTTTAGAGGAGATAATACTAAACCCTTTAATCTAGGGATCCAAGATATAGATGAAGCTATATTTTACTATTTTAATAATGTTATAAAACCTTTTGTTACTCAAAATGGTCAAAGAATTGCTGTACCTATAAAGTATGGAAATCCTGAAAGATGGAAAGATATCCAAAAAGATGGTTACTACAGAGATGATAAAGGAAAAATAATGGCTCCTTTAATTGTAGTAACAAGAAATTCTATGACTAATGAAAAACTCCTCAGTAAGTTAGATGCTAACAATCCTAACAACTATGATTTTTTCCAAAAAACTTATACTAAACAAAACGCTTACAATAAATTTAACTTATTAAATACTTCCCATTCTCCTACTAAAGAACTTTATGCCGTAGTAGTTCCTGATTTTGTTACTATAGCTTATAGCTGTTTAATTTATACTTATTACACTGATCAATTAAATAAAATTATTGAATCTGTAAACTACGCTGCTAATTCATATTGGGGTGATCCTGAAAGATTTAAGTTTAATGCTTTAATAGATTCTTTTGATATGTCAACAGAAATTCCCTCTAACGATCAAAGAACAGTAAAGGCTACATTTAATATCACTCTTAAAGGATATCTTATTCCTGATGTGATGCAAAAAGACCTTGCAGCTTCTAAAAAATTGTATAGCCCTTCTAAAATTATTTTTACTACAGAAACGGTTACCACCGACCCTAAATCAGACTCATATTTATAAAAATTTTTATATATTTATAAACAAAAAGATATGGAACAAATTAAGTTATCGCAAGAAGAATTAGATGTTTTAAATGACCTCCAAAGCACTCAAAATCAAATAATTGCTAATTTAGGTCAATTAGAATATAATATTCAATTATTAGAGTTGCAAAAAGAAAAATTAACTGAACAAATCGAAGAATTAAAAAAATCTGAAACTAAAGTTGGTCAAGATTTAACTCAAAAATACGGCAATGGAAGTATTGATTTAAATTCTGGTGTCTTTACTAAAACTGAAATCGAATCTTGAACCCTTTTAGAATATTTATAACAAAATATAAATAATATTACAACATGGCAACACAAAACATCGTCTCTCCTGGCATTTATATCAACGAAACGGATCAATCGTTTCTTCCTGAGTCTATAGTAGAAGCAGGTGCCGCTATAGTTGGACCTACAGTTAAAGGTCCTGTTCAAATCCCTACTTTAGTATCTTCTTATCCTGAGTATGTTGCAGTATTTGGCGATATTTTAATAAGCGGTAGTGGTACCTTTTCATACTTTACTTCAAAAGCAGCTTATAACTACTTTAATAATGGTGGTACTACTTTATTAGTAAGTAGAGCAGTAGCAAATACACATACTTCGGCAACCGCTAGTGTAACAGGCTCTGCAGATAGTGCTTCATTTACTCTAAACACTATAGCCCAAGGTAATGATCAAAATAGTGATACAACCGCTGCCGATGTAAATGGTATATTTACCTCAGGTTCTAGATCTAACATTAGATATGAAATTACTAATGCTAATACATCTTCAGGAACGTTTACAGTTGTTATTAGAAGAGGAGACGATAGTGACAACGAAAAAATTATCCTTGAGCAATTCAATAATGTAAATCTTGACCCATTTGATAGTCAATTTATAGGTAAAGTAATTGGTACCCAAAATACTACAGTAGCCGGATCCGGAACTGATGTTTATGTAAACGTAGACGGTGATTACGCAAACAGAAGTAAATATGTTTTTGTTTCTGATATTACTGAAACACCTAATTATACTGACGGTTTAGGGAATGTAAGAGTTCAGGCTTTTACTGCTAGTGTTCCTGTTAATACCGACGCAGGATCAGGCTCAAAAGGATTTGGTGGAGCAACAGGAACCCCAGGAACAACCCCTCTCTTTGGAAAAGATATTTCAGACGCTAATATTCAGGGTTTATCTGCAGATGATTTTACAGCTTCATTCTACTTATTGAATGATGAACAATTTAAGTATACTTCAATTGCAGCACCTGGATTATGGTATTCAGGCTCTATGACATCTGCATTAGATATATTGTTAACTAACACAAAGAATAGAGCTGATAGCATAGCTATAGTTGATCTAGGTGATTACACTTCATCAGTTGCTGATGTAACTGGACGAGCAGTTAGCCTTAATAATTCATATGCAGCATCTTATTACCCCTGGTTATTATGCAATGACCCATCAACAAATAGATTAGAGTGGGTTCCACCATCAACGGTAATTCCTGGAGTATACGCTTATAATGATAAAGTAGGTGAGCCTTGGTTCGCTCCGGCGGGTTTAAACAGAGGTGCGTTACCAAACGTAGTAAAAACACAAAGAACTTTAACTAAAGCTATGAGAGATACGCTTTATGAAGATAAAGTTAATCCAATCATTTCCTTCCCTGGAGCTGGAGTAGTAGTCTTTGGTCAAAAGACACTACAAACTAAAGCCTCAGCACTAGATCGAGTTAATGTTAGAAGATTATTAATTAACATAAAGCAATTCTTAGATTCTCAATCAGGAAATGTAGTATTCGAAGCAAATACACAAGCTACTAGAAATAATTTCTTAGCTATTGTAAACCCATACCTCGAATCAGTACAACAAAGACAAGGTTTATACGCGTTTAAAGTTGTTATGGACGATTCAATCAACACCCCAGCTGTGATTGATAGAAATGAATTAGTAGGACAAGTTTTCTTACAACCAACTAAAACAGCAGAATTTGTAATCCTAAACTTCAACGTTCAACCAACGGGGGCAACATTCCCTGAAGGAGGTGGTGGAGGAGGATATTAATAACTTTAAATTAATATAAAAAAATAGACTTTACAATATTTATCACCAAACACAACAACAATGGCAGTATTAGATTCAAACGATATTTTCTTTACAGCATTTGAACCCAAACAACAACACCGGTTCATACTGTATTTGGATGGGGTTCCCAGCTACACGATAAAAAGTGTAAGCGCAGTTGGTCTTTCCCAACCAGCAATTACAATAAATTATATTAACGTTTATCGTAAAATTAAAGGTAAAACAGTATGGAATCCTATTACCTTAACACTTCATGATCCAATTACTCCTTCTGGAGCTCAAGCAGTAATGGAGTGGGTAAGATTAGGACACGAATCTGTAACAGGTAGAGATGGCTACTCTGATTTCTATAAAAAAGACTTAACCCTTAACATATTGGGCCCTGTAGGTGATATAGTAAGTGAATGGGTTATTAAGGGTGCTATCATCACTGAAGCCAGCTTTGGGGAATACAATTACGATAATACAGAAAACCCACAACAAATTGATCTTACAGTAGATATGGACTACTGCGTATTGAACTACTAATAACAGCCAAAAATATTGTATAAAAAGGAGCGCATTTTCGCGCTCCTTTATTTTTTCTATATATTTATATCAAAATAAAGTTATTTACAATGAGTGACACACAATTTAATTTACCCACAGAGGTTATAGAATTGCCATCAAAAGGTTTATTATACCCTGAAGGGCACCCTTTAGCAGAAGGAAAAATTGAAATAAAATATATGACTGCTAAAGAAGAGGATATCCTTACTAATCAAAATTATATTAAAAATGGAACTGTGATTGATAAACTTCTTCAATCATTGATTATGACTAAATTTAATTATAATGATTTACTAGTGGGTGATAAAAACGCAATCATGATTGCTGCACGTATTTTGGCGTATGGTGGAAAGTATGAAGTTACATACGGGGGAACACAACAAGAAGTTGATTTAGCTCTTTTAGAAAATAAAGATATAGACGAAAGTTTATTTAAAGAAGGTAAAAATAGATTTTCTTTTAAATTACCCCACACTGGAAATGAAATAACATTTAAACTATTGACGGGGCACGATGAAAGGAAAATTGAAGCTGAATTAAAGGGACTTAAAAAAATAAGTAAAACAACTTCCGCCGAAGTAACTACTAGATTATTTCATACCATTACATCTGTAAATGGATCTGAAGAATCTAAAGACATCAGAGAATTTATCAATAATTATTTTCTAGCTAAAGATGTCAGAGAATTTAGAAAATTCTATTCTCAAATCACCCCTGATGTGAATATGGATGTATTATTAGTTAATGAAGACGGAGAAGATGAATCCGTTCAACTTCCAATCGGCTTGAGCTTTTTTTGGCCTGACTCCTGATGCCGCACCCCTAGTTAGGCAAAATTTGTTTAACCAAATACATGAAATAGTTTTTCATGGACAAGGTGGGTATTCTTGGAACGATGTATATAATATGCCTTCTTGGCTTAGAAAATTTACATTCCATAAAATAAAAGAATATTACGATAAACAAAATAATGCTAAACAAGATGAAGCCACACAAAGCTGGCTTCAGGGAGCTGCTAAGGAGGAAGCTCAAAAGAATTCTAAACAAATTCAACCACCAACATATTCAACTACAATGAAAAAAGCATCTAAATGATGCTTTTTCTTTTTGAATATTTATTACCATCATGGCGGAATTCGATAAAAATTTAAATCCTAAAACTTTAAAGGAAATAAATAGAGAGGCAACACGACTAAAGCAAGCTTTAGGTGGTGTAAGTACTGCCTTAGCGGATGCCGCTAAAAATGCTGCCACAGCTACAGGTGATACTGCTAGTAGTTTTAAAACTTCACAATCACAAGCTGATAAATTAGCTAGTAAACTCCAAAGCTTAACTAAAGATCAACTTAAGGGTTTAAAGAAAAACCAAGAGTTTAAAAAAGAACTTATTAAGTTAGATGCTGAAAGCGCCGGTAGGGCAGCCAAAATAGTAACCCTTCAAGAAGATATAAATGCTTTATATGCAATTGGAGAAGAAGCAGCTTTACAAGAAGCAGATGCTTTAGCTGAGGTCTTGGTTCAAATGCAAGAACAGAATAGTATTGCTGAAGAAGTCAAACAACAATTTGAGGAAATAATAGAAACTACTGATAAAATGGAAAAGGCTAACCCTTTCACCACACTATCAGAAGTTACTCAATCTATTCCAATTGTAGGTAAAGTCTTTAGTGGAATGGCAGGTGCTGCTGAAACTTTCAATAATGAATTAGCAGAATCAAACGATAAAATGAGTGCCTTATCTAAGGCCTCTAAAGGGGTTGCCAAAGATCTTGCTAAAGGATTTATGGTTATGGTAGCTGATAATGCTGTTGAAGGGTTTAAAAGATTTGATGAAGCTACCGTGTCATTAGAAAAAAATCTAAATGTAAGTACTCTCCAAGCAGCTAAACTTCAACAAAAGTTTATAGATATTGCTCAAGAAAATATAGGCCTTGTAGCAACTGATCTTACAGCTGCCTTAAATGATGCTAACGCCGCTTTAGGTACCACAGCTAATTTATCTTCTAGTACTTTAACTACATTTGCCACTTTAACCAAACAATTAGGATTTTCAGCAGATGAAGCAGGTAATTTAAATAAATTTGCATTAGCTACTGGTCAAAGTTTTGAAGATTTTACTAATGAAGCAATTGGTACTGTTAAAGTATTAAATGCTCAAAATGATACAGCACTTGATTATAAGGGTATATTAAAAGATATTAATCAAACCTCAAATGCTGTTAAATTTTCTTTAGAAGCACAAGGATTTAGTTTAGCTAAAGCAGCATTTGAAGCTAAAAAAATGGGATTGAGTCTTGATAAAATGGACTCAATCGCAGGTAACTTATTAGACTTTGAACAATCCATTGCTAATGAGTTAGAAGCAGAACTTTTACTTGGAAGAGATCTTAATTTAGAAAAAGCTAGACAAATGGCCCTAGATGGTGATTTGGTAGGAATGGCTAAAGAGATCCAAAAACAAGGTATTACTGCTGCTAAGTTTAGTAAAATGAATCGTATCGAACAAGAATCTATTGCTAAAGCAATGGGTATGAGTCGAGGTGAAATGGCAGATATGTTTGCTGAACAAAAAGCCCTAAACCAACTTCAGGTTGAAGGGGCTACTAACTTAGACGATGCTGTCAATAAAAAGTACGATTTAATTATGTCTGGCGAAGCCGAAGCCAGAAAAGCCATATTAGAAAGTGCTGCAACTGAAGAAGAAAAAGCAAAACAATTAGCTGACTTAAAAGCACAAACCCAAGGTAAATTAGATAAGTTAGTAACAGATTCAGGTAAAAAAGAACTAGTTAGTAAGCGAAAAGCCCAAACTGCAGAAGAAAAATTCCGTGAAGGACAAATAAAAATGCAGGACCAGATGATGAAGGCTATGTCCCCTGAGGCGTTTACGGGGATGAAAGACGCTATGGATAAAGTAGCTACAGCTATCCCGGAATTAACAACTGCAATTGGACTTCTTACTGGTGCTATAGCTCTTATGCAAGGTCTTTCATTTGTAAGAGACTCTGCTAAGTTCCTAAAAAATATGAAAGGCAGTGGGGGTGTTATGAAAAACTTAACTAAAAATGTTAAGGGCCTTACAGGTTCACTAAAAAATGCTGCGGGCGCAGCAGGAGGTATGGCTAGTAATTTAGGTAATGCAGCAGGAGCAGCAGCCGGTGGTGGTGGTGCAGCTAAAGCAGCAGGTGCTTCCTCAGCAGCAGGTGGTGCTGCTAAAAGTGGTGGATTTTTCAGCAACATAGCAAGTAAAGCTAAAGGATTTGCAGGTAAAGCTATAGGAGGGGCTAAAAGTATGGTGAGTAAAGCTGGAGGCGCTATTTCAAATGTAGCTGGTAAAGTAGGTGAAGTAGCAGGTAAATTAAACCCTAAACAAGCAATTGGTAAATTTTTAAAAGGACCTAATATAGCAAAATTCCTTAAAAGGGTTCCTGGTTTAGGAATGATTGTAGGACCCGCAATAGAAGCTTACATGTTATCCCAAACTGCTGGGGGAGGAGCTGACCCCAGAGCGGTAGGAAATCAAGTAGTAAATGCTATTGGGGGATTAGGGGGTGGACTTTTAGGCTCAATATTAGGAAGTTTCATTCCAGTACCAGGTGTAGGCACTTTCGTAGGGGGTGTTTTAGGAGATATGGCCGGAAGATATGTGGCCGACTTAATATCTGATAATGTAGACACTTCTGGCTTAGGAAAAATGGCAATTAATGCCTTTGGGGGTGGTGAAGATTCAGAGGGTATGGGAGTTGCTTCTGATACAGCTGCTGATTTTATTTCTCGCCCAGGACAACCTATACAAAAATTCCGTCCTGATGATATAGTAATAGGAGGTACTAATCCTATGGGAGGAGGAGATGATGGCCGTACTATAGAATTATTAGAACGTTTAGTAGCTGCTGTAGAAAAAGGAGGAGTAATTAACATGGATGGTAATAAAGTAGGAACTATGTTAGGAATGGGATCTTACAGAACCCAATAATTTTACATATTTATAATAAATCAATTTTTAACCCAAAAATTTTAAACAATGGCAAATCCAGGACTTTTAAATAAATTACTAGGTGGTGATTCTACATTAGGCACAAATGGGCAAACCCCTCAAGTTAACACTGTAGCAGGTGAAAACGGAGTTGAAAATCTCCTTGCGGACTCTGTTTTAGATCGCAATGACGGAAACACTCCAGAACAATACAAAGATAGCGCACCTGAAGGACAAGGAGGAAGAATATAATGCCTTTAGTTGATATGACCTCAGACTTAACCTCTCTAAAGTATGGGAGGGATAGGAGAGGGGGTGGGTGGAGTGGTCAACCTTACTTCACAAAAGACATCCCTGAACGGCTGGAGTCTATCAATTTTGCAAATAGTTTTTTAGGTAATGATTTTCTTATTAGAGGAGGAGTTCGTTCTGTGTCCTCTGTACTTGAAGATGAAATTCGTTTAGGAAAATTTTTGAGTAGTTTTAAATCCCCTAATGGGATACTTTTTGTAACTAAACAAGAATTACTTTCTAGACAATCTCCTCTTACAGGAACTGAACCTGATAGATTTTATAATCCCCTAAGCACTTTAGCTCAAGCTGCGGTTAATCCTATTGGGCTTCATTTCTCAAGGCAAGGGAGAAAATTTAATATTGATGATCAAGATAAATACCTTAAAAAAACTAAAAAGTCTTACAATACAGTAGGTACTAATAAGTTATTATTATTATATGATACTAATTTAGTACCTCATTCTGATCCTTTAACACAATCCCCAAATGCTCTAAACCAAAGTTTAAATTTTGCAGCCGAAACTGGAGACTTTGGGGAATTTCGTGCTGTATTAGCTAATGAGGATGCTGCCGCTAAAAGTTATAACCAAAATAAAGCTAGATTAGGGGTATTTGGTATATCTAGTGACCCCCAAATTTTATTCCGCTACCAGGGAGGCCCCAATGCTGCACCCGGACAAAAATCAGTGATTAGAAGGGTATTTGATACTAATGAAGGTTTAACTAGAAATAAATTATTTCCTTCTCAAGAAGAAAAAAATCCTAAAACAACCCAATTTTTAGTATATACTCAAGAACTCCTTAATAAAAGGTCTGTTTCTATTACTACAGGGTTTGGGGGTACTGGTATTACTAATTTTGAATCTAGATTTTTAAGTAGAGATGCTCAAGCTTCTACAGGTGTTCAATCTAAAAGAATAGATGAATTAATTGGTAAACCTACTGATTACACTAAATTTAATAGGGTTAAAACTTATGGTGAGGGAGACCCTGGTTTAAAGGGAAGAAATAGAGCGGCATATTATACGACTAACTTAAGAAACGGTAATAACACTAAAGCTGATATAGATGCTGTATATGCTTTTGATTCTGTAAATGCTCAATCTCTTTATTCTTCTAAAGATTTAAGTGCTAGAAAGAAAACTGGTTATAATGATATTATTAAATTCAACATTGGGGTAGTAAATTTAGAGGACAGTAGCATTACAACTTGGATTCACTTTAAATCTTATATTAATAATTTTAGTGATTCTTATGGTGCTGATTGGCAATCTTTTAAATATATGGGTCGAGGAAATAATTTTTATAAATATAATGGGTATAATAGAGATATTTCTATGGGCTTTGATGTTGTAGTTCATTCAAAATATGAACAAGCCTTTGTTTACGATAAATTAAATTATTTAGCTTCTACTTTAGCCCCTAACTACTCAGGAGGAGGATTTATGAGAGGTAACATATTAAAATTAACTGTAGGTGATTATTTGAATAATACTTATGGTATATTACGAAGTATTAACTTTGCTATTCCCGATGATACTCCTTGGGATATAGGAAGAACACTTGATGGTAGAGAAGACTCAGGTTCCCTTCAATTACCACAAAGAATAACAGTATCTAATTTTGCCTTTACTCCTATTCATAACTTTAGGGAGAGTACAGTAAATAGAAGTTATACTGATGGAGTTGATAAAACACCTAATTCACAATTTATTTCTTTAGGAGAAGGAGGAAAAGGATATGAATTTACCCATGAAGCTAGAGGAGCAAATGTACTTAGAGAACAATAATTATGGCAAGATATTCTAGAATTAAAGTAAACCAAAACCCTCAGGATAACAAAGGAGCTCGTTTTTACTCTACTGTTAGATATCCTACTCCCCCTTTATCAGAAAATGATATATATGTTTTGACTTCTAGGGGGGATAGATTAGATTTACTAGCTGATCAGTTTTATGGAGATTCTAGTTTATGGTGGGTTATTTCTTCTGCTAATAAATCCCTTCCCCAAAATTCTTTCCATTTACCCGAAGGATCCCAACTAAGAATCCCATCAAACCCAGGTCAAGTTGTAAATCTTTTTAACCAACAAAACTCAGAATGAGCATAATAGGTGAAAATCTAAAAGCAGGATTAACTGCTCAAATAAATAAAAGACAAGAAAAATTAGGAAAACAGAGTTTAGATGTAAATGATATAATTTATCAAAATTCTAATAATTCTTGGTTAAGGGTAGCTTCTAGTGTAAATGTTAATGATACTTTTTTAGCTCAAGTTTCTGATTTCAAATTAGAAGGTAATGGTTTAGCTAAAAATATGGTTTTATTTGGCCCTGTTGTAAATGATAAAGGTGGATTTGGAAATAAAGCCTTAAGTGACCCTAACGATACCTTAGCGTCCCAAGTATTATCTAATTATGGGGTAGCAGGTAACACAGATAAATGGGGATACACTCCACCCCCAGCAGTAGAATCCTTAAATATTCAAGCACTTAATAGGGGCGCTATAAGAAAGGCTAGTTTAAGTATTGTAGCTCACAATCCCGATCAATTTAGACTTATTGAAACTTTATATTTAAGATTAGGGTTTACTATTTTAGTAGAATGGGGTCATTCATTATATTATGATAATGAGGGTAATTTAGAAAAAAGAAATACATTTTCTACTAAACCTTTTGAAGCTTTTATGAACGGGGGTAAAGAAGGCACATTTAGTAGAATTAATTCTTTAATTGAAGATGAAATAGAAAGTTCTCATTTTAATTATGATGGGTTTTTAGGATACATTAGTAATTTCAATTGGAGTTTCCGATCAGATGGAACATATCAAATTCAACTTGATGTAATTAGTAGAGGAGGTTTAATTGATTCTTTAAGAACAAACCACCCTGCTACCGAAGACACAACGAGTCAAATTACTAAAGAAGTGTTTGAAGATCCTAAAAACCCTAAAGGAGAAATCCTTACTCAGGTATTCCAAAATGTTAAAGATGCTACAAAAGGAGAGTATGCCGGTGATTTTATGAGTACCTCTAACTCGTGGTGGTGGAACGAGCTCCCTGGAACAGAAGGTCAAATCAAAGGAGAAAATGGCATGACTTGGGTTAAAATCGAAGATTATTTTGGGTTTCCCATACGTAAAGGATCAGAAATTGTTAGATTTGATATGAAAACTAATGGGGCTCCCCATTTAAGAGAAGAAGTACCCCAATATTATATTACTATGGGTTTCTTTTTAAGGTTACTCCAAGATAGATGTTTATATTACAATGGTACTGAACCTATTTTAGGTATAGATTATTTTTATCAACGTTCTGCTATGTTAACCCATCCTTATCAACAATCTATTGATCCTAAAGTTTGTTTACTAGGAAAAAGCGCATCCCCCGCTATTACTGATGGAAGAAGCACAGCAGGTTCTAATTCCTACCCCAGAGGTGCTGAGTTTGATGACTTATTTCGTACAGATAATAAGTTCAAAGGTGATATTATGGGAATTTTACTAAATTTAGACTTTATTTTAGAAACTATAACCGCTACTAAAGATGAAGAAGGTAGAGTAGCATTAGGTGATATTGTAACAAATATTTTAGATGGAGTAATGAATGCCACAGGGAATTTAAACTCCCTAAAAATTTCCTATGCTGAAAAAAGCAATGCCCTCCAAATATTTGATGATATGTCAATCCCGGGAGTTACTCCTGAAGGAGAAACAGCAAAGATTTACATTTATGGGGTAGATACTAAAGCTAAAGAAGGTAGTTTTGTTAAAGATGTATCATTTTCTAGTAAAATTTTCCCAAATCTACAAAATTCAATTGCTATAGCAGCCCAAAACCCAGATGCTACTGCAGGGGAACAAATTTCTTCATTCCAAAAATTAAACAAAGGTTTAACTGATAGGGTAGCTAATGGAGCTAAACCTTATAGACAGGCTACTTCTAAATCCCCCTACCAGTTATTTACTAAAGAAATATTTAATGTATCTACGCATCTTTCTCAATGTTGGAACTTAGGAACTTTACATGAACAAAGTAGAATAGATGAAGCATCTACTCCACTTCAAAGTATATTAAATTATGATCTACAATGGAGAGCAGGATTAGGTGAAATTACTTCTCCTTTCTTTATACCCGTAGAATTATCATTAACTATGCAAGGTATAGCAGGGTTTGATTTGTATACTAAGTTTGATATAGGTCCTGACTATATTTTACCTCCATCTTATCCTTCAAATGTTAATTTTATAGTACAAGGAGTATCTCACGATATTAAAGATAATGAATGGACCACTACAGTGAATACTCTTTCATGGCCCGCTGGAAAGGGTGAACCAATTACGGATCTTGGTGGTATAATAAAAGGTGAAAATACTAAAACTCAAACTAAAAGACAAAAAGAAACCTCAAATATTGGAGAACCTATTGCCTCTGACCCTTCTAAACCAGCAGAGTTATGGTGGGGTAATATTGAATCACTTGAAAGAAGTTTTGGTTTAACTAGATTTGTTCGCACCACCCCCGAAACTGTAGTACAGTATGTTAATCCTAAAGCTAGACCTTATTTCTTAGAATTTTTAAATTTAGCATTAAAAGAACCCCTAATGCAGGGTCTAAAAATTAGTGTTAATTCAGCTGTTAGAACTTTTGAAGACCAGAAAAAAGCTACCGCAAGCCATTCAGGGGTAGCAGCGGTTCCTGGTACCTCACCCCACAACTATGGTATGGCTTTGGACATTACTTTAATTGATTTAACAACTGGGAAAAAAGTAAGAGGTAATAGTAACTCACCTGAAGAGTGGGCTCAAACAGGGATTGTTGATGCTTTAAATACCTCTCGTCTTTCTAGTTGGGGGGCTACTTTTAATAGATATGACCCTCTTCATTTTGGTATGAAATTTTCATCATCAACTGGGCAAGAAGAAGCTAAAAATTTAGCAGTAAAAAACGGTAAGGATTTTACAGAATTAACAGCAGCCGAAATTTTATCATTAGATATCCCTATTTATCCCGGAATAAATTCATGGTCTCAAAATAATGCATAATGTATTTTCCTAATTCTCAAATAGAAACTAATTTATATAGTAGCAATGAATTTGTTATTCTTGAAACAGGTCAACCTTACACTGGGTTTTATTGGGCCACATCAACAGGAAAATATTTTGCAGGTAAAACCCCTGATAGTACCCAAAGTACTATAGAATTAGTAAAATTCCAAAAAGATTCAGTTTCTGATATATCTGCAGCTGAACCTACTCCTGAAGAAACCCCTCAAGATCAAGAATATCAATTTTCAACGAAAACTTTAAGCTACCTTAATTTAAGAGGTATCGATTCTCCAAAAGCTCCTCGTTTACCACAATACATACCACCAAAACCTACATCGGATGATTATGAAATAGGTGAGTTTGATAGATATTTTTGTAAAAAAAATAGTGAATCTTTATTTATAGAAATAAGTCAAAAAGAATATCAACAATTAAAAACTAAAGATAAAAGTATAGATTTTTATTTATATACTCCTTTTATTTTGCCTTGGGTTATTTCTGGGGAGCAGGATAAAGTTGCTTTAGCTAATAAAAATACAGTAGATTATAAAGAACAAAGAGAAAACTTACTAGGATTATCTCAGTATTTAAAAAATAATTATCTTCAACTTTTTGATTTTACTCCTGGAATTATAAAACAAGGATTAAATAGAGTGTATAGGGATTCTGGTCAAATTGTCCCTTCAAATTTACCTCCTTCATATCATTTAGGAAATATGCCTAAACATAAGGGGCAACAATGTAGTGGATGTACTTTTTATAAGGCAGGTTTATGTCAAAGATGGAATGCTAAAATTCAAAAAGCATTTTGGTGTAAATCTTACAAAAGAAATATATCTACTTCTGAAGAAACTTTATCTTCCTCCCCTACCGTAAACACCCCTCCACAAACTTCTAATATTTATACCGGACCTACCAATACAGGGTTGGGAGGGGGATCTTATGGTTATTAAAATATGGCTCAACGATTTGCAATAGATGGGAACTTTACTCAAAGTATAGTAGGTACAATCAACTTAAATGCTGATCAGTGCCCTGCTGATTTTGTTAATCGACCTTTTTTACACTATGATGTATCATCTGGAGATGTTTGCTACAGATACGATGACAGAGTATGCTTTGACTATTATTTTAACTTAAGTAAAGGATTAGGTCCCTCTGAGGCAATACCAGGATGGGGGGGTGGAGATACATTGGCATACAGTGATCCAGGGTTTATAACTTTTGTGGATTCTCAATCACGAGCTTTTAGTTCTGCGAATCATAGAATGCCAACTGATAAAGTGGATGAGACTGTTTATCTATTAATAAATACTCAATCATATGCAGGGACTGCTCTTTTTGGATATCTAACACAAAATGAGGGCAGTGGTTCTATAATTCTTACTTCATTAAATAATACTGTAGAATTTAGATATAACACCCAAACAGTTACAACCCCATACCCTAATTATACTAATGGAGATATAGCTTATGGAAACCAAGTAATTATAGGGGCTACTTCTATAGTAGCAACCCCCGATAACAACAGTTTAACTACTGTAGTAGCTACTTCAAATGAACCTTTTGTTCAAGACGAAAGAATATGTGTTGAAGTTTCTCCTATAGCAGATGTTTATCCTTTACAGGATGTGATGAGTGTAGGATCCTCTACTACAATTGCTATGACTTCAAGTGCGGCCGTTGCCCTAAGTGGTAGTGGAAATCTTATCATAAACGATATAGTAGCTGGTGACATACTAGCATCTGGTGCTATTACAGCGAGCGTTGTCTCATCTAGCAACCAACTATTTGCCTCAGTATCCTTATCAGATGGTGTTAATAATATAGTAGTAGTTGATACTGGATCCGGACAATTCTTCTATACTAGTAGTGCAGCCTTTGAAGCTGTTTTAACTCAAAATCTTACTTCAGTACTTAACGATAGTGTTGGTGGTGTAGACAATAATGAAACTTTTGTAGCTGGAACTACTTTAGAAGAAGTACTTAGAAATATATTAATAGAATATATTAGTAGTACATTATTATTTGACCAAACTGGGGGAAGAGGCCTTAAAATAGGTAGCACTAATGTTACAGTTAGTAGTTTTAGTGAAGTTAGCCAATCATATATATTTGATACCTATGAATATACTATTACCCCTGACAGTGATGGTGGAGTCCCATCAAATGGAGAAGTTGTAATGCTTAATTCATCACTTGATAACTTTTCTATTGGGGTTACACATGGAGGAGGAACAAATCAACAATCTGTGGGTGGAACTAGAGTAGCACGTGTTGATCCTACTACTATAGCGGGAAGTAATTCTCGTACTGTAACATTTCGCGTAAATGGAGATAATGCAGAAGGCACAAGTTTAGACGATTCTTTTACCACAAAATATGTATACCCTATGTACCACGGAGCCAGCAATATAGACCTTTCAGCCGCAACTGGAAGTGAATTTGAATTATTTTCTAGTAATTTTACTAAAGTAGTTACATCTAAATCTAATAAAACATTTACTTTTAATGCTAATGTAGAATTTTTATATTTTGTGTACCCTAACAGATATTCAGATCTAGTTTCAATTTTTGATGGTAATGATTTTAATGTAACTGGTGACTTTACTAAAACCACAGTTAATCTAAGTGGTTCAGAATACAACTGGGGTGGTGATGGACAGATCGACGTTTCTTATAATATTTATAAATCAAACAATGTGACTACCCAAACTAATCAAAGCTATAAATTTAACTTCATATAATGTCTATAACAGGAGGTATTGAAATACAGGTAGGATTTAACCTTAATGGTCCTACGGCATTAGACAGAAGGATAGGTCCTTTTAGTTCTAGCGCTGATGCCGTCCAATCTATAGATCAAAACTTCAGGCATAGAGGTTTAACTGTTGTTGTAACAGGTAGTGATAGCCCAGCTCCTAACGAATCGGTAGAATATTGGTTTAGAGATGGTATTACAGATAGTGACCTTGTATTAAAAAGTGCTAGTGCGGCTCCTATAGGAGAACAAAATTTACAACAAACTTTAACTGTAGGCTCTTCAGCTTCTATTGGGATTACTTCTAGTGCTGCTGTTGCTCTTTCTGCTAGTGGTGATATAGAAGCATTTATTATTTCAGGAGCATTTGTTACTGCCTCTAAAGATGTAGAAGCTAGAAGATTTGTAGGTTCTGCTCTTTCGGGGAGTGTTACTACTCTCCCAGTTTACACCTTTGAAGGTTACCCTCATACAGGGATACTTAATAAAGAAGGAAGTATAAAAATTAGAACCGAAGAAAATGGTCCTGATAAATTGTTTATAGCAGATGGTGGTTCGGTACATAATGAATCATTTACTGTAAACAACTTTATACATGCATATAGTCATATTAAATCTAATGAGTATATTTCAGCATCATCATTTTTATTTGGAAAATCTTTAACTTTAGACAGTGGTGGGGTCTCTGGTTCTATAACATTAGAAAATAATGCTTCTATTAGAAATGGTAAAATTCTTTTCTTTAAAGGAGAAGGGTTTAAAGGAGGCAACACTTTTAATTATATAGACCACGGTTTAGATGATCGAAATAAAGATTTTGAACTTTTAAATTCTGAAGTTGGTACTATATATTTTGGTACCCAATCTTCAGAAGTTTATATAGGATCTACATTTGGAGAAGTATTTGTCCCCAACCATTTTGAAGCTTCTGGGTCTAGGATTGAATTCCCAAACATCCCAGAACATGGATCTGTAGGTGGGGCTCCAAATGAAGATTACGAAATTGTAGTAAGACAACCTTCAACTGGCCGATTAATGTACACTGGTAGCTTTGAAGGAGCACAGGGTGCTAACGGTCCCCAAGGTGATACAGGAGCTCAAGGTACAGATGGTACTAATGCAGGTCAAGGTGCAACTGGTACTCAAGGTGATACAGGACCTCAGGGAGGAGATGGTGCACAAGGAGGCCAGGGTATTAGTGGTACTAATGCTGGTCAGGGTGAAACAGGAACTCAAGGGGAAACCGGTCCTCAAGGCAATACTGGTGCCCAAGGTAGCGATGGAGCTCAAGGTGCAGATGGAAGCCAAGGTGAAACCGGTGCTACTGGGGTAGGACTTCAAGGAAGTGATGGGGGGCCTGGCTCACAAGGTCCAACAGGTGCGGGTTTACAAGGAATTCAAGGACTTGAGGGCCCCCAAGGGGGATCAGGTCCCCAAGGTGAAGGAGGTTCTCAAGGTCAGAATGGGGGACAAGGTGAAACAGGGGTAGGACTTCAAGGTAATAACGGTGCTCAAGGTGCAGACGGTGCTCAAGGTCAAAACGGAACCCAAGGCCAGAATGGCACCCAAGGTTCTGATGGTGATAATGGAACACAAGGTGGTTCAGGAGTTCAAGGTCAAGATGGTACTCAAGGTAATAACGGTGCTCAAGGTGCAGACGGTGCCCAAGGTGGGAACGGTACACAGGGCCAAAATGGTGCTCAGGGAGGTGATGGTCCCCAAGGTGCAGATGGTGCTCAAGGGGGAGTAGGAATAGGAGCCCAAGGTGCAGATGGCGCTCAAGGTAATACTGGAGCAGGTACCCAAGGTGCTGATGGTGCTCAAGGTAATAATGGTCCCCAAGGTCAAAACGGAACCCAAGGTCAAAATGGTGCCCAAGGTGCAGACGGCGCCCAGGGTAATGGAGGAGCCCAAGGTGCAGATGGTACTCAGGGGCAAACTGGAATAGGATCTCAAGGTGCAGATGGTGCTCAAGGAAATACAGGAGCAGGTACCCAGGGCAACACAGGAGCCCAAGGTCAAGATGGTACCCAAGGTGCTAATGCCGCACAAGGTGCAGATGGTACTCAAGGTGATAACGGTGCTCAAGGAGCAGATGGTACCCAAGGTGCAGACGGCGCCCAGGGTCAAAACGGAACCCAAGGCACTGACGGTGCCCAAGGAGGTGATGGTACTCAAGGTGCCGACGGTACTCAGGGTGCTGATGGCGCCCAAGGTCAGGATGGTGCACAAGGTAATGACGGTGCCCAAGGAGGTGATGGCACTCAAGGTGCAGATGGTACTCAGGGAGCTGATGGAGCTCAAGGTCAAAACGGAACCCAAGGTAATGACGGTGCCCAAGGTGGGGATGGTACTCAAGGTCAAGATGGCGCCCAAGGAGCAGATGGTACCCAAGGTGCAGACGGTGCTCAAGGACAAACTGGAGTAGGTATTCAAGGTCAAGATGGTTCCCAAGGTCAGGATGGTGCCCAGGGTCAAACTGGTACAGGTACCCAAGGTGATGATGGTGCCCAGGGTAACGATGGCGCCCAAGGAGCAGATGGTACCCAAGGTGCAGACGGTGCTCAAGGTCAAAATGGTACACAGGGTAATGATGGTGCTCAAGGTGGGGATGGCTCCCAAGGTGCTGATGGTACTCAAGGTGCTGATGGTGCCCAGGGCCAAAATGGAACTCAAGGAAATGATGGTGCCCAAGGTGGAGACGGCACTCAAGGTGCAGACGGTACTCAGGGTGCTGATGGTACTCAGGGCCAAAATGGCACACAGGGTAATGACGGTGCTCAAGGAGGTGATGGTACTCAAGGTGCCGACGGTACCCAAGGTGCAGACGGCGCCCAGGGCCAAAATGGCACACAGGGTAATGACGGTGCTCAAGGAGGTGATGGCACTCAAGGTGCTGATGGTACTCAAGGTGAAACTGGAGTAGGCACCCAAGGTCAAACTGGAACAGGTATCCAAGGTAATAATGGTCCTCAAGGAAATAATGGTCCTCAAGGAACTCAGGGCATACAAGGAGTTCAAGGAACTCAGGGATTAGAAAATGGATGTAGTAAGTGGACTTATAAATCAGCTACTTCAGATTTATTAGGATTTTCTTCTAATTTTTCAAGTGATGTATCAGCAGCAGCAAGTGTTGCCGAAATTTACTTTAATATATTCCAGTATGTTTCTAATTCATCATTAGTAGCTGCAGGTAATACTTTATCTGGTACAAATCCTTCTACAGTAACCCTTAGTATTGAAAAACTTTCAGGTGGGTTTGCAAAATCATTTACACTTACTAGTTTTGCTATAGCTACCGTAGATGGTAATGCTGTAGCTAAATTTGACGCTACCCCAATCACAGGAGGAAGCGGAACTAATTTTAGTGTAAATGATGATTATGAATTATGTATTACTATAGTAGGAGCAGGAACCCAAGGTGCAGATGGAGCTCAGGGTCAAACAGGTACGGGTACTCAAGGTGCAGAAGGCTCTCAAGGAACTAATGGAGATGATGGTGCTCAAGGTATAGAAGGAGCCCAAGGTGCTAATGGAACCCAGGGTGAAAATGGCCTCCAAGGTCAAGATGGGTCTCAGGGTACAGATGGTACTCAAGGCGCTGATGGTACCCAAGGTGCTAATGGAACCCAGGGTGAAAACGGACTTCAAGGTCAAGATGGGTCCCAAGGTACAGATGGATCCCAAGGTGCAGATGGTACCCAAGGTGCTGATGGAACCCAGGGTGAAAATGGTCTTCAGGGTAAAGATGGTGCTCAAGGTAATAATGGAACTCAAGGTGATGATGGTACCCAAGGTCAAGATGGTGCTCAAGGTATAGATGGTACTCAAGGTGCTGACGGTACTCAAGGTGGCACTGGAGTAGGGACTCAAGGTGAAACCGGAACAGGTACCCAAGGTGCTGATGGCCCCCAGGGCGAAGCTGGGTTTGGTGCTCAAGGTGCTGATGGTCCTCAAGGTGCAGACGGCACTCAAGGTGCAGACGGCACTCAAGGTGCAGATGGTACCCAAGGTGCAGACGGTACTCAGGGTGCAGACGGCACTCAAGGTGCAGATGGTACCCAAGGTACAGACGGCACTCAGGGTGCTGATGGTACCCAAGGCCAAGATGGTGCCCAAGGTGAAAATGGTATTCAAGGTGATGATGGTGCCCAAGGTACTAGTGGTACTAATGCTGGCCAGGGTGCAGATGGTTCTCAAGGTCAAGATGGTGCCCAAGGTGCCCAAGGTGTAGATGGTGCCGAAGGGTTTGGAAGCCAAGGACCCCAAGGTGAAGATGGCACACAAGGCCAAGACGGTGCTCAAGGTATAGATGGTACCCAAGGTCAAACTGGTACCGGTACTCAAGGTCAAACAGGTACAGGTGCTCAAGGTGCAGAAGGTGCCCAAGGAAATAATGGAACTCAGGGTCAAGATGGTACCCAAGGTAATACTGGAGCAGGAACTCAAGGTGCAGATGGTGCCCAAGGCACTCAAGGTGTACAAGGTCTTAGTGATAATTGCAAAAATGCAACATTAAAAACCTCTACTTTAACAGCATTTAGTGGTGATAATGTTAGATTTACAACTTCTGGAGGAGCTACAGTTAGTAACGTTACACAAACAGAAGTGATACATTTTGATTATTTTTATAATAATTTATTATCCTTAATTAATTTTACTAATTTTTCTAATGTATCAATCACGTTTACAAAAACATCTGGAGGAGGGTTTACCCAAGCAACCTTTAATTTATTGGGTGCTCCTACTGTGGGTGCAACCAGTTTTGAAGTTGATGTAGATTTATCTAATAATTTTGGAACTAGTTATAACAATAACGATACGTATGTAGTTTGTTTTAATTTTGGTGCTGGCATTCAAGGTATAACAGGTTCTCAAGGTAATAATGGCATCCAAGGTAATGATGGAGCCCAGGGCATAGATGGAGCCCAAGGTCAAACAGGCACAGGTACCCAAGGTGCTGATGGTGCTCAAGGCCAAACAGGCACAGGTACCCAAGGTGCAGACGGAGCCCAAGGCCAAACAGGTATAGGCACCCAGGGTCAAGATGGAGCCCAAGGTCAAACAGGCACAGGTACCCAAGGTGCAGACGGAGCCCAAGGCCAAACAGGTATAGGTCTTCAAGGTGAAGACGGAGCCCAAGGTCAAACAGGCACAGGTACCCAAGGTGCTGATGGTGCCCAAGGCCAAACAGGTATAGGTCTTCAAGGTGAAGATGGAGCCCAAGGCCAAACAGGTATAGGTCTTCAAGGTGAAGATGGAGCTCAGGGTAATACAGGTTCTGGCACCCAGGGTGCAGATGGAGCCCAAGGTCAAACAGGTACTGGCACCCAGGGCCAAGATGGAGCTCAGGGTAATAATGGTCTTCAAGGTAAAGACGGAGCTCAGGGTAATAATGGAACTCAAGGTGATGATGGTGCCCAAGGTAATGATGGCACCCAGGGTGCTGATGGTACCCAAGGCCAAACAGGAGTAGGTACTCAAGGCCAAACAGGAGTGGGTACCCAAGGTGAAACAGGTATAGGCATTCAAGGTAATAATGGTCTTCAAGGTGAAGACGGAGCTCAAGGTCAAACCGGAACTGCAACCCAAGGTGCAACTGGAACCGGCACCCAAGGTGATACTGGTCCCCAAGGTGCGGATGGTACCCAAGGTGAAACAGGAGTTGGTACCCAAGGTACAACTGGAACAGGCACCCAAGGTGATACTGGCCCCCAAGGTGCAGATGGAACCCAAGGCCAAACCGGAACTGCAACCCAAGGTGCAACTGGAACCGGCACCCAAGGTGATACTGGCCCCCAAGGTGCAGATGGTACCCAAGGTGAAACGGGAGTTGGCACCCAAGGTAACACAGGTACGGGTACTCAAGGTAGTGACGGAGCCCAGGGAACACAGGGCATTCAGGGTGTCCAAGGTTTAACTCAAGGATGTTCTTATCCAGAGTACAGTACTACATCTGCTGATTACGGCGGTATAGTCTTTAAAGCTAATAGTGAAACTTGGGCAAGTGTAAATACTATTACAATAAGTGTTGGTGTTTTAGTTACTAATGCAGAGGCAACTGCAATGATGAATAACCTCACTTCTGGTCTTTCAGGTACTTACACCATTACTATTAGTGGAGCTAGCTTTTCAAGAACTTTCCAAGCTACAGGAGCTTCACTTGGGAGTTTTGATGGGATTACAGTTATTGACTTTACAGGAACTGCTCCCTCAATTGGAGGTGGTAATTTTGTAGTTGGTAATGATTACCAGGTCTGTTTTAATGTAGTACAAGCAGGATCACAAGGCATCCAAGGTGAAAATGGACCCCAGGGAAATACTGGAATAGGCACCCAGGGTAATACAGGAGCAGGTACCCAAGGCAACAATGGTCCCCAAGGTGCAGATGGTACTCAAGGCCAAACAGGTGTTGGTACCCAAGGTAACACAGGAACAGGCATACAAGGTGCAGACGGTGCCCAAGGTGCAGATGGTACTCAAGGTGAAACAGGAGTAGGTACTCAGGGTAATACAGGAGCAGGTACTCAAGGTAATAATGGTCCCCAAGGTGCAGATGGTACTCAAGGCGAAACAGGTGTTGGCACTCAAGGTGATGATGGCGCTCAAGGTGGAACAGGTATAGGCACCCAGGGTCAAAATGGTGCCCAAGGAACTACAGGTCTTCAAGGTGATGACGGTGCTCAGGGTGGGAACGGTGCCCAAGGAGATAATGGTCCTCAAGGTAATAACGGTCCCCAAGGAAATGGAGGTTCTCAAGGTAACACTGGGGGTAATGGTCCCCAAGGAGATAATGGCCCCCAAGGCGCACAAGGTAAAGCAGGGTCTCAGGGTGATACAGGTATAGGCACCCAAGGTGCTGATGGTGCTCAAGGCAATGTAGGAACTACAGGTGGAAGCGCAAATTGCTTAGTAGGATGTACTATTTCTTCAACTACTGTTCCAGCTGGTGCATCCCAAATTTTTAATTTCTTAGATGGAGGAATTATATTCATTGATCAATCTAACTATAGTTTAGTAGATAAACTTAGATTTGATATTTCATTTAGCGGTTTATTAACTTTAATTACACAAGAAGTTATTGATAGTGATTCTATTACTATAAGTTTTACTAAGGAAAGTGGAGGAGGATCGCAACAAATAGTCTACAAACCTACATCTGTTGTAGCACTTGTTGGTTCCGCTTTTGAAATTGATGTAACTCATGTTGCAAATACCTCTGCAACAAACATTTTAAATGGTGATAGGTACACAGTATGCTTTAACTTTGGTGCAGGTTCGCAAGGTGCTGCAGGTAGCAATGGAACACAAGGTGCAGATGGCGCTCAAGGTGAAACAGGTATAGGTGTTGTTACAGTCCAGGCATTAACCCCAGTGGTAAATGCAACCCATTATGGAACATTCAGTCCTACTAACGATGGCAGTGTTACTAGTTTAAGTGGTAGTGATTTTAGATTTAATCAAACTAACACTTCTCCATTTGAAGGAGAGTTTAAATTCCACACAGGATCTTACACTAGAGCTCTAGCGACAAGTGCTCCATTTAGAATGGATAGCAGTGTAGGAAGCTCTTCTGACAATAGATCTTCTTATGAGTATGTTACTAATAGAACATATGCTAGTAATACTGCACAATTTGTATCTGATTTCCATACCTTCCACGTACCTTCATTTACCATAAATGATGCTACTTCTAAC